TTTGACCCGAAGAGCGCCTCGATCATGGACTGGCTGCAAAGCCACCCCAGGGGCGGGGGCACGCGCCGGCGCCAGGCGCGCAATGGCTCCAGGGCGTTCACCGCTGCCATGCTGGACCTGCGCGACCGCTATGAGGGTCTGGCCTGGTTTGTGCGGCGCCACGGCATCAAGGGCAACCCCTTTGTGCAAAAGACCTACGACGAGATGCAGCCGCTGGTGCGCCCGCGCCTGATGGCTGCGGTGCAGGCCGCCATGACGGCCAGCGCACAAGCCGGGGGCATGGCATGAGCGTGAACAACCATAACGCGGTGCTGGATGCGATTGTGGCCAGCCTGGCCGCTGCGCTGCCCGCGCGCCATGTGCAACGCAATTTGATCGACCCGGCCAATGAGACAGCAGCCAGGCTGACCGCCGGCGTGATCTGCCTGGTGAGCGAGGGCGGTGGCAAGTTTGCCAATTACCGGGGGCGCGAGGGCGATCTGGGGCAGATGGATGTGCGGGCGGTGGGCTTTGTGCAGGTGGCAGAGAGCAGCCAGCCGGCCGACATTGAGCGCGCCGAGCTGACGCTGCTGGGCGACTTGCTGACGTGGGTAAGCACCACGGCGGTACCGGGCCTGGACACGGTGATGCCGGGCGACTGGGCGCAGAGCAAGCAGCTTGAACACCCCTATGGCTGGCTGGCGCTGGCGCTGGTTGTGAAAACTTGAAGGAGATAGACATGGGCAAGAAAGAAGATGGATTGCCGCGCTGCGCTCGCAATGACGAGTCTGCGGCGGTGACTGTGGATCCTGCGGCTGGCGGTGACGCGACAGCGGGTGAGCAAATACCGCTACCCATCCCAGAGGGCGGCTGGCCTGCCGATGAGTTCACCGGGCACGGCGGCAGCTTTGTGCGCGACCCGTTCACCGGGCTGCGCAGCAAGGCAGAGCAGGCGCAAGAGTAGGGCACAGATTGCCGCGCTGCGCTCGCAATGACGACCTTTTAGCAAGTTAACTTTTATTGGAGTACGTGATGGCAAAGTCAATGAAAAACATGGTGCTGCTGGCCAAGCAAGAGGTCACCACGGGCACCGACCCGGTGCCCACGCCGGCGGCCAACAGCATCCTGGTGCGGGCCATGACCCCGCAGATGATCAACGCAGAGTTTGTGGACCGCAACAACATCCGGGGCTACAAAGGCAACTTTGGCAAGCTGGCGGTTGGCGTGCACCGTGAGTTTGATTTTGAAGTGGAACTGGCAGGCTCGGGCGCGGCTGGCACGGCGCCCAAGTGGGGCCCGCTGCTGATGGCGTGCGGATTCAGCGAGACCATCTCTGCCGGAATCTCGGCAACCTACCAGCCGATCAGCACCGGCGACACCACGGTGACGCTGTATGGCTACCTGGACGGGTTGATGTTCAAGATGACTGCGTGCAAGGGCACGGTAAGTTTTGACATGAACTCGAAACAAATTCCGGTGATGAAGTTCAAGTTCTTGGGTGAATATACGGCGGTTACCGACACCGTGTTCCCCACGGGCATGGTGTTCACAGGATTTACCAAGCCGCTGACGGTGGGCAAGATCAACACACCGACCTTTACCCTGCACGGGCTGGCGGCGGTGATGCAAAGCCTGAGCTTTGATGTAGCCAACAGCCTGGTGTACCGCGACCTGGTGGGCGCCAGCGGCCCCTACAGCCCAGATCGCAAGCCCACCGGCAGCACGACGATTGAATTGCCCGCGGTGGCAGGCGCCAACTTTGGCGAGCTGGCGCGGCTGGGCACCGAGGGTGCGTTGCAGCTCATCCACGGCACTGTGGCGGGCAACATCATCCAGGTGGATATGCCCAAGACTCAATTCACCAGCGCGCCGACCATCAGCAATGACAACGAAATTGCCATGCTGGGGGTGCAGTTCAGCATCAACCCGAACGCCGGTAACGATGAAATCGTGCTGACGGTGAAGTAGCAGAACTCAACTTTTAGGAAAAAAAAATGGCTTTCAAACGAACACAGACCCCGACCTTCCCCGTCAAGGTGACGGTGAACATACCTAACGCCACAGGCGGCTTTGACAAGAGCACTTTTACCGCGATCTTCAAGCGCGCGACGTTGGATGAAGCGAAGGATTTACGCGAACTCAATCTGACCCCGGAGGACCTGTGCCGGCGCCAGTTGGTTGACTGGGAGATGAAGGACGCAGACACGGGTGAGGACGTGCCGTTCTGTAAAGCTGAACTGGAAGCGGCATTGCAGATTCTGCCAACGCCACTGGCCACGGCTACGGCGTTTTGGGAGTCGGTCAACGGAGCACGCTCAAAAAACTGAAAGGGGCCGCGCGCCATTGGCTGGGGGAGGACAAGCCACCGGCCAAGCCCATTACGGTGGACGATGACTTGGCCGCCAGCGCGCGAGCTTTTGGGGCGACCGAGGAAGAGATCGAAGCGGAACGAAAGAAGGAGGCGCAGGCCGCGCCAGAGCAGGACGAGTTTGAGGTTTATGAGGACTGCTGGGAGAGCGTGATGTTCTTCTTGCGGGTGCAGACGCAGTGGGTTCACAAGGGGATGGATGAGAGGCGCGCCGGCCTGAATAACACGGCGGTGGAATCCACCATGCGCATGACCGGGGTCAAGCGAGCAGCGCAGGCGGAGCTGCTGGAGGATTTGCAGGTGATGGAACGCGCGGTGCTGGAGGCGGACGCCGAGCGGGCGGCCAAGGCAGGCGGTTGAAACATAAGGGGCATAGGGCATGGCGGACACGTTGGGCACATTGGTGGTGCGGATTGCGGCGGACATCAAGGCGCTTGAGGCTGGCATGAAAGACGGGCAGGGGTTGATTCGTGATACCGAAACATCCACCAAGTCGCTTACCACCGCCACCGATACCCTGACGCGGGTCTATCGGGATCTGGCCGTTGCCGCTGTGGCCTGGAAAGCCTATGAATACGTGAAGGATGCCGCGATGCTGGCGGCGCGGTATGAGACGCTGGGCGTGTCGATGAAGGTGGTGGGCCAGAACGCGGGCTACAACGCGGCGCAAATGGAGGCGTCGGCGCAGGGCATGCAAAAGATGGGCATCAGCATGGTCGAGTCGCGCCAGCAGGCGATGCGCCTGGTGCAGGCGCATATCAATCTGGCCGATTCTGAAAAGCTGGCCCGCATTGCGCAGGACGCGGCGGTGATCGGCAACATGAATTCGAGCGAGGCCTTTGCCGCCATGATCCACGGCATCCAGTCCGGGCAGACCGACGTGCTGCGCACGATCGGATTGAACGTGAGCATGGAACAGTCCTACAAGATCATGGCCGGGACGCTGGGCAAAAACGTTGACGCGCTGACCCAAAACGAGAAGACGCAGTCAATCTTGAATGCCGTGATGCTACAGGGCGCCGGCATTGCCGGAACCTATGAGGCGGCGATGGATACGGCCGGCAAGCAGATTAACTCGATGGTGCGGTACACCGAGGATTTGAAGGTGTTGCAAGGCTCGGTGTTCAACGAGATTCTGACGGTTGCCGTGATGGCTTACACCGACCACCTGAAAGAGTCGAACGCCGAGTTGCGGGCGATGTCTGCCAACGGTGAGCTCAAAGCCTGGGGAATGGAGCTGGCCCAGATATTTGTAGGCATAGCCAACGCCATTGACAACTCGGTGACAGCGCTGAAGATGGCGGGCACTTGGGCGGCCAAGGGCAAGCTCACGTCAGGCATTGCAGACAGCTACCAAGAAAAGATGAGTCAAACCACGATGGGGCCATTTGGCGCGGCTGAGCGTGAAAAGCTGGCCGCACAAAGAGACGCTGAAATCAAAAATGCGCTGGAGGTGTACGAAGCTTCTCAACTTGAACTGGCCGGCCGGGTGGACAGGTTTGACCGAGCTTGGGACAAGCGCGTGCAGGCCAACGCAGACAAGGCGGCCAAGGCCACGGCCGACGCGGCCAATATGGCCGCTGGATACAACACGGCCGTGGCAAGGGTGCAGTCTTCGCTGGAATCTGGCGCGATAAGCGAGGAACAGGCCGTGGCTGCGCTGAGGGTCACATTGCAGAACTTCTACGGCGACAACCATAAGTACATTGATTCCGATACTGGTAAAAACGTTGCTGCCAAAGCCAGTGAGTACGACAAGCTCACTGAGGCCATCCAACGCCAGAGCGCCACTGTTGATGAGCAGTTGAAGTACGGCGACAAGCTGGCCGACTTGCAGAAGTTTGAGTTGAAGACCCTGGATGCGCTTGAAAACGCCTACGCCAGCGGCAAGATCACCATGGCCGAGTGGAGCAAGGGTTATGACGGCATGACGGTGGTGACCGACAAAATGAAGCGGTTGGAAGACCTGGCTAAAGCGGTCAAGGTAATGAATGCTGAGTACACGGAATACCTCAGAATTCAAACCGAACTCGAGCAGTGGGAAAAGGCCGCTTTTGACGCCCGCGCGCAGGGCCGGCAGGCAGTCGCTGACTACACCAAGTCCATCCAGGACCAGAATGATTTGACGACGCTCGAAGTGAGCCTGATGGGGCAGACGCAGCAGGCCCACGATATTGCGATTGGGCAATACCGCATCGAGCTTGAGCTTAAAAAGCAGATTGAGGCGATTGACAAAAACGCTGGGTTTGACGAAGCTCAAAGAGAACAACAGCGCGCTCTGGCGCGAGCGGCGGCTGCGGGGGCCAGCGCCAATGTGGTTGCCAATGCCGAACTAAAAGCCCAAACCGAGATGTGGAGGTCGATTGATGATGTTGCGCATCAAACCTTCATCTCGATCGCCGACGGTGGCAAGGACACGGCGACACGCATCAGGGATTCGTTCAAGAACATCCTCTACGACTTTTTGTACCAAATGACGGTCAAGAAGTGGTTGCTTAACATTGAAGCATCCGTGAGTGGATCTGGCGGCTCGACAGCCGGTACCGGCCTGCTTGGCGGACTGAGCGCCGTCAGTGGCGCCAACAGCCTCTACGGCATAGCATCGGGCGGCTACGGTGCTGGCGTTGGCGCGCTGGGCACCGCACTGTTTGGGCAGACGGCGGGCAATGCGGCTCTTGCATCCTCGATGGGCATGGCAACTGGTGAAGCTGCCGCCGCCGCTACTGCCGCCGCCGAGGCCGCCGGAATGTCGGCCACTGCCGCATCCGGCGCCGCCGCTGCCGGTACGGCCCTTGCCGCTGCCGTGCCCTACGTTGCAGCGGCCTTGATCGCTTACAAAGTGTTTTTTGGCGACCACGGCACGCCCACGGCCAGCACCGGCGCGTCGGGCGCGAATTACGGCGCGGCCGGGAATCTTTTATCCAGCTACAGCCCGGACAACGGCTACGGCGCCACGTCGGCCACCGACAAGATGGTGGCGGGCCTGCAAGCCAGTTACGCCAACACCGCCAAAGCGCTTGGCATAGGCACCGTGGCCAGCAGTTTTAATTACGCCGGCAACACCGGAAAGAACGGAACTGATCCGCAATTTGCACTCGGTGGCTCGGCGGGATCGGGCTATTTTTACCAGGGCGAGACCAAGGCCACCGATGCAGACATTGCACTCGCGGCCAGCCGCGCCGTGTTTGCCGCGCTCAAGGGCAGCGATCTGCCTGGCTACATGTCCAAGTTGTTCGACGGCTTGACCGCCAGCACCGCCACGCAGCAGCAGATCACCGACACGCTCAACTATGCAGCCAGTTTGCGCCAAGTGCGCGACGAGCTCACCAAAACGCCGCTTGAGATCATGGCGCAAGACATGGCCGCGCTCAACACCAGCGCCGCATCGTTCAAAACCGACTTCGTGGCCGCCATTGACGCCGGCATAGCGCCCGACCGGCTCGCGGCGTGGCAGCACCTGGGGCAAGAGATCACGCAGCTCGGCACCGCTGCGGATGTTGCCGCCGTGTCTGTGCGCTCTGCCGCCGACATCCTCAACGAGCGCAGCAAGCTGCAAGACCAGCTTGACGCGCTCACCCTGACCAGCGCGCAGCTCCTGGCCAAGCAGCGCGACGCGCTCGACGCCAGCAACCAGGGCCTGTTTGGCCAGGTGCAGGCCGCGCAAATCGCCAAGGATGCCGCCGACGCGCTGGCGCAGTCCACACTTGACGCCGCCGCTGCCGCTGTGCAACTCGCCACAGATACCGCTGCTGC